CCGCCGTAACGGCTTGCAATGCAGTCCGGGATCACGCAGCAGGGCTCGCAGCCGCAGCGGCAGTGCTCGCAAAGCTTTGCGGAAAGCGCCACCGGCTGCGCGACCTGCACAGTCGCCTTGGGTAAGACCTTATTGCCCTGTAAATCGGCTTCGTCACGGCAGCTCTCGCTTGTAAACATCTTCACGTTGCCCTCACTGCCGTAGAGAATGACCTTCTTATTGAAAATTGAAATACCGCTCACGCGTTCGCAGCCCACTGTCGCGCCGCCGTACAGCTCCAAAGATACGTCAAAGAAAAACGTGAGATCAATGGAGTAATACCCGCGGTTAAAGGGGATCGGCTGCATATCAATGTACACAGAGATTACATCAACGTCCCGCACCCGCACATTAGCGGAAGCGTCCACAACAGGCTGCACCGAGGCGGGAAACAGCACACGTAAATCCTCTAAGCAGTCTTTATCATAACATTGAGCAAGCTATAAGTACAGGCAATGTAAAAAAACCTCGAGGGTAAACCCTTTTGGTTGAACGCCTTTTTGCTTGTTATATACGATCTTATCGATGATGGATTTCAGTAGTTGGTTCTTCGTGTTGAAGTCGGCGGTTGGGTAGGCGTCGAACACGGCTTCAATGTTGGCACGCATTTTTTCGAGGTCGAGCTGTTGGGGCGGGACAAGGTTCTTACGTTCATCTTCCAGCGCCGATATGCGGCTGAGCAAGGCGCCGCGTCGCTCGTTGAACACCTCGATGGTGTACACGCCCTGTTCCACCAGATCGTACAGGCGGCCGAGCTGCTGATGTGCCGTACTGATTTCGGCATCTATGGACTTCGCCATGGCTGCGTAGTCAATTTGGCTTTCCTGCTGCTTCTGCTCCGCGTTGGCGCAGAGCTTATCAAACTCCTTTTGGATTTCCAGCAGAACGGCTTGCTCGACGTATTCGAGCTTGCTGGACACGATGCACCCGGGCACTTGGCAGCCGAGCAAGGGCCCTCCGGCAGACTGGATTGCAATGCGCTGCAAAGGCCGCCCGCAGTTTCCACAAAGTACGAGACCGGCTAAGGGGTTTATGCGCTTGCCGGTGTTTGCAGGTGGGTGATAGTGCCCTGCAAGAATCCGCTGCACGGCTTCAAACTGCTCGTTATCGATAATCGCCGGGTGCAGCCCGTCAACAACAGTCCACTTTTCGGGGGCGTTGTAGATCGTGAGGTGATGCTCGTTTCCGCGCTGTCCGGGGCGCACGCACGTCTTTCGGTTCCAGACGATCTTCCCGCGGTATACGTCGTTTTTGAGTATCTTGAGTATTGTGGAGCGCGCAAAATGCTCGCCGCGGCGCGGCTTTGCACCGAGCCGGTCGATCGTCGTTGCGATGGTCGCCGTACCCATGCCGCTTTGGTAGAGGTCGAAAATCATGTGGATAAACTTCGCTTCGGCTTCATTGATCTTCAGCGAGGGCGTTTTGCCGATTTTGGTTTTATCGTAGCCATACGGTGCGTTCGCGATATAGCCGCCGTTTTCGATCGTCGCGTTCAATCCGCGGCGCAGGCGCTTTTTGATCATCTTGTACTCCTGCCGTCCCATAAAGCTCTCAAATTCGGTGTATGTCTCGTCCATATCGTTCGAGAGGTCGTAGGTGCGCGTGGGGGTGATGATCTTCGTGTCAGACCACTTGAATGCGTCTAAGATCATGCCCTGGTCCTGCATGGAACCGCGCCCGAGGCGCTGTATATCCACGCACAGAACGCCGGTGTATGTGCCCGCTTCGACGGCCTCGAGCAGACGCAGCATTTGCGGACGCGCGTAAAGGCTGTCGCCGGAGACGACTTCTTCAAAAACGTCTTCGTCCTGCACGGCGATGTCGTGCTGCTGCATATATTTTTCGAGCATCTGGCGGTGGCGCTGCAAGGTCACCTCCAGCGGCTCGGACGTATCATCCGCACGGCTTTTGCGCAGATATATCGCGTATCTCATTGTTTATGTACCTCCTGTTTTTATCCCGCTCTATTATATGCGGCTATTTCTATCCACGTCCTATTTCTATCCACGTTCTCAAAAGAGAACGACTAATTTTGGGCATAAAAATGCCCGGGCTATTGCTTTTGCCCGGGTCAGGTGGTACAATATAGCTTGTCGAGGACTATATTGTCCACCCGGTTCGCCGGGCAGCCTCGTCGGTGTTGGTA